AATAAAATGAAATTTAGTTTAATAAAAAACATGGTTGGAGCTCTAGCCCCCACTTTAGGTTCAGCTTTGGGTGGTCCGTTAGGTGGCCAAGCAGCATCTGTTATTGCTGGTGTGCTTGGATGTCAATCAGATCCAAAATCTATTAACAAAGCTATACAAGAAGCAACTCCAGAACAAATGTTAGAACTTAAAAAAGCAGAACAAGACTTTGAGTTGCACATGAAAGAACTAGAAGTAGATGTGTTTAAACTAGAAGTTCAAGATAAAACAGATGCTAGGGGTAAATTTAGCAAAGACTGGACAGCTAGAATTATGGGTACAGTTGTTGTAGGTGGGTTTATGGGTTATATATTTTTAGTGACCTTACAGCCACCAGAACAAAACTCTGAAGCTTTAATTAATTTAGTGTTGGGATACTTGGGAGGTCTAGCAAGTGCTGTCATATCCTTTTATTTTGGCGCTTCAAATACCTCGGATAATAAAGATGGCGAATAGAACTACAGTGCAATCTGTTGCATCAGACTTAAAATCTCATGAGGCAAAATGTGAGGAAAGATGGAAAAGTATATTCAAAGAAACAGCAGAAATAAAAGAAGAGATGAACGATCTAAACAAAACATTAAGAATGGCAATGTTTGGAACATTTGGTTTTATGTCAACGCTTTTAATAGCTTGTGTAACAATTCTATTCGGAAACTAATGCATACTTCAGACGAAGGCTTCGAGCTTATAAAAAAATTTGAAGGCTGTGAGCTTGAAGCTTACCAATGTGCAGCAGGCGTTTGGACTATAGGTTATGGCCATACCAAAGATGTGCAAGAGGGCGATAAATGGCCTAAAGAAAAAGCAGAATTTATGTTATGGCGTGAACTAGAAGATGAATACGAACATTATGTTAATTCATTAGTAAAGTCACCAATGAACCAATGTCAGTTTGATGCTTTAGTTTCTTGGACATATAACTTAGGCCCAAATAACCTTAAAAAAAGTTCAATGCTTAGAGTTTTAAACGAGGGTAAATACGATGAAGTACCTGCTCAAATGAAAAGATGGAATAAGGTAAAAGGCAAAGTTTTGGCTGGGCTTACAAGAAGAAGAGAAGCAGAATCTTTAATGTTTGAAGGAAAGACTTGGGAGCATATATAAAATGGCTTTAACTAAATTAGTATTTCAACCTGGCATCAACAAAGAAATGACTGACTTGATGGACAAAGGTGGCTGGGCTGATGGTAATTTAGTTAGGTTCAGAAAAGGCTTACCAGAAAAAATTGGTGGCTGGGTCAAAACGATTACTCAGTCTTATGAAGGCACAGGTAGGGCGTTAACAGCATGGGTAGCTTTAGACGCTACTAAATATTTAGGGCTAGGAACAACTTTTAAATACTATGTCAAAGGTGGTGATCTTCTTTATGATGTAACCCCTGTAAGAAAAACAAGCACAAACTCTATAACATTTTCAGCATCTAGCGGATCATCAACATTAACTGTTACTGATTCTTCTCATGGCGCAGTAGCCAATGATTTTGTAACGATATCAGGCGCAGTTAGCTTGGGAGATGCAATAACGGCTGCTGTTTTAAATCAAGAATATCAAATTAGCAGAGTTACAGGCACAAACACTTATGAAATTATAGCCAAAGATACCTCTGGAGATGAAGTAAGCGCTACTGGCAGTGACAGTGGCAATGGTGGTTCAGGTGTAGATGGTGTTTATCAAATTAATGTGGGCCTAGATGTATATGTTGAATCAACTGGTTGGGGAGCTGGCGCTTGGAGTGAGGGAACTTTTGGATCTGCAACAGCTTTAACTGAAACAGATCAATTAAGATTATGGTCGCATGATGCATTTGGTGAAGATTTAATTATCAACCCACGAAACGGTGGCATATATTACTGGGATGAAAGTAGTGGCTTAACAACGCCAGCTGTTAATATAACAGCTTTATCAGGAGCAAACTTAGCCCCAACTAAAGGCATCCAAACCATTGTTAGTGACATTGATCGTCACGTTATTGTTTTAGGCGCAGATCCTATTGTGGGCAGTGCTAGAACAGGCTCAATTGATCCATTGCTTATTGCATTTTCTGATCAAGAAAGTGTTACAGAGTGGGAGCCAACATCTACTAACACAGCAGGGTCACTAAGACTTTCTTCTGGTTCTCAAATTGTTGGTGGCTTAAGATCAAGACAAGAAACTCTTATATGGACTGATACTTCTTTATATAGCATGCAGTTTGTGGGAGCTCCATTTACTTTTGGCGTTAATCTCATTAATGAAAACGTAGGATTAATATCTCCTAACGCAGCAATTAACGCACCTGATTCTATCTATTGGATGGCAAGAGATGGTTTCTACACTTACAGTGGTTCTGTCAAACGTTTAGTGTGTTCTGTGTTAAATTATGTGCTTGATGATTTTAATGAAAGTCAATCTTTTAAAGTTGTAGCTTTTACTAACAGAGAGTTTAATGAGGTTGGGTGGTTCTACCCGTCTGCTTCGTCTACAGAAAACAATAGATATGTTACTTACAATTATTTGGAAGGAGCTTGGAGTATTGGAGAACTTTCAAGAACAGCTTGGTTAGATGATGGCATTTTTTCAAAACCTAGGGCCACAGGCAAAGATAGCTCTGTTAACTATGTTTACACACACGAAAGTAGTGATGATGCAGATGGTTCTGCAATGGACAATGTCTTCATTGAATCTGGTGATATCGATATTGAGCAAGGCGACCAATATGGTTTTGTAAGACGCATTATTCCAGATGTAAATTTCTTTGGTACAAACTCAAGCAGTGGTCAAATTAATTTAGTTTTAAAAACAAGAAACTTTCCAGGCGATAGTTTAACAACGCGTGCAACCACAGATGTAACAAGTAGCACCCAACAAAATCATGTAAGGGCTAGATCAAGACAAATGGTGTTTAGAGCGCAATCAGACGATGATGCAGATACAGGCGTAAGAACTGGGTTTAGATGGAGGCTAGGGGCAAATAGAATTGACATTAGACCTGACGGTGAAAGGTAATGGCAAAGCTTTTAGAAAGTAGGTTACCATTAGCATTAACTAATGTTGATGCAGATATATTCAATCGACTGGTTAGAATACTAGAGATTAACTTAGGAAAGTTCGATCCAAACGCAACTCCACAGTTTAATGATTCTCAGATTACTACTTTAGGTTTTAATCAAGGTGATGTAATATGGAATACATCTATTGGTGTTTTACAGGTTTACACTGGCACCCGATGGATACAGCTACATACTCCTGTGAATCCACAAGGATATGAACTGCAATCATATGTGGGCTCTGTTACAATTAAAATAGCAGGCGATACAACAATTAACCTTGGCTCTGATGAAGAATATTGGGGCGTAGAAAAATGGTACACATAAATTAAGTAAAAATGATTAATCTTCCAGACAATTTACCAACAGACAGGCGAGGCATAGAAGAAGTCCTTGCAGATATTATTTCAGGTAAAGCGACTCCTACAACACCAACATATGATGTAACAGATCCAAACTTTAAGTTTGAACCAGATTTGTCTGTTGATTATGGCAAAGCAATGGAAGATTATAATTTTGATAGATCTGCTTACCAAAATTATATGGAAGCAACTAGAACAGCAGAAGATGAAGCAAGAGAAGATTTAGCAGATGATGTAGAAAATGCTTTTAAAGAAGAGGAAGAAGAATTAACTTTTTTAGAAAAAATGGCAAAAATGGGAGAAGCTCTTAGTGGCGATGGCGTTTCTAAAGATGGAACGCCAACTGCAAGTATAGAGGGTAAAATTTTTTCAAAAGTAGGCGCTTCTAAAGTTCCACAAACAAGAAGATTTGAAGATGGTGGCATAGCATCATTAATGCCTATGTACATGGACGATGGTGGTTATGCTAGTGGTTTTGGTTTTGGGAATTTTGGAACAGATTTTAGAAATCCTTTTTTAGATAATTTTAATTTTACTGATGAAGAGCTAGAAGATTATCTTGAAGCAATTAGAGATTCATATGGAGCTCAAAATGCTGCAAATAGTATAACTCGTCCTGATTCTTATGCTAGAGGCTATGGAGCACCGCAAGCTGATAGAATAGCTGAAGGTATAGCTCCCTCTAAATTAAATTATGAAGATACTCCTTCTAACATACTGCCCGGTGCAGACATAAGAATTTATGCAAGAGATGAAAATCCTGCAGCTTATAAATTCTACCCAAGTGAAGTATCAAAACTTTATTCACAAATGAAAGGCGTGCCTTTCTCACCATTGGTTGCTCCTCCAAAAGAGGCAACTTATGTAGATAGTTTGCAACCTAGAAGAATTCAAAGTCAGCTTTATGCTAAAGATGGAACTTATGTTCAAGGCTATGCAGACGGCACAGGATCAATGGGCGTTGAAGACTATCCTAGAAGACAAGAATTAATTACAGGCCCTGGAGGCGAGCGAGGTGATGAAATACCAGCCATGTTAAGTGATGGTGAGTTTGTTACTAACGCAGCAGCTGTTAGAGGCATGGGTATTATGGCTGGAGCCAACCCAGAAGACGAATACGAACAAAGATTATTAGGTGCACGTCAGATGTACGATTATCAAAGACAGGCCGAAGAAATGGCTAAGAGGTATGCATAATGAGTGTATTTGACAGTAAAACAAAATTAGCACCACCAGCTGATGTTATAACAACGCCACAAACAGGCTATTCTTTTATTTCTCCATACATGGAGGATTACTCTAGAAGATTACTAGCGTCTTATTTTGGCTCACCAGGTGAATACGAGGGTCTTATATCAAGACCAAGAGATATTCCCATTGAACAAACTGCTGGACTTACGCCTTTACAAATACAGGCTCGTCAACAAGCAGGCCGACTAGGAGACTTTCAAGGTAGTATAGATCAAGCAGGTGGACTCTTTGGTCAACAAAGAGGATCTGTAGAAGAAGCTCAACAAAGAATTAGAGATGCAGATAGGTTTATGCCTCAAGCTGAAAGTTTTATTGGCCAAGGCGCTAGCACAATTGAAGGTGGCTTGGGCGCTTTACAAAGAGCAGAACAAAGTGCCATGGGTGCAACAGGAATGTATGACCCATCGATGGCTCAAAATTTTTACAATCCTTATGAAGACCAAGTTGTTCAGCAAACATTAGAAGACATTAATCGACAATCAGCGCAAGCAGACATAGGTCTTAGAGACAGAGCTATTTCCCAAGGCGCATTTGGTGGTGCTCGTGGTCGCATATCCCAAGAGGAACTTGCCCGACAAACAGGACGTGGAGCGTCTGAGGCTGTAGCTGGCATTAGAAGTGCTGGCTTTGGTCAAGCTCAGAATCAAGCGCAACAAGCGTTTGAAGCTCAACGAGGTGCTCAACAAGGATTGGCATCAATGCAAGCAGGATTGGGTCAAGCTCAATCAGGAATTGGCTCTCAGCAAGCAGGACTTGGATCACAACTGGCTGGATTGGGCCAACAACAAGTTGGAACAGCAACAGCATTTGGTGGACTCGGTGCACAATTTGGACAGGTCGGTCAAGGCATTGCAGGTTTAGGCATGCAAGGACAAAGT